GCGCCAAAACCGTACATGGTGTCCTGGGTGCGATCGCTCATGCTCTGCGACAGCATCACCGGCACAGTGCCCAGCGCCGTCGCCAGTGCGGCGACCATGCCACCCCCCAGGGCCTGCAGCACGACCGGTTGCGTCTGGGCGAAGGCCCAGAACTGTGCAAACAGTGCCCAGATGCCCAGCGCGGAAATGGCAAAGCCAATCCACAGGCGCACGCTGTGCCGGGCGCCAGGCACACCCAGGGCATGCGGCAGGGGGTGATCGGGGTCGGTGTGTTTCATAGGCCAGGGCGCAGGCGGTCGGTTGGGTACAGGGTGCGACGGAGCATCCCCTGCGGGTGTCAGTCAAGCACTGATTTGCAATGCATGAGAATTATTCTCATTATCAAATGTCAATGCAAATTGGCGGTGAATGGGCCGCGCCGGGCATGAAAAAACCCCGCAGGTGAAGCGCGGCGTGATAATTGGAGGTAGTGAGGTGTGATAAGTCTTATCCAACGCTGTTTCAATAGGTGCAACGAAATTGCATATTTGAGCATCTCACTCGATTTCGTCTGCCTCGCGCCACAAGGGTTCAATGATCAAGCCTAAATTACCCATCAGACGACCATCATCCGGATAGATGAACCCTAGGGCATTGCTCGCACTCTGTAGCTTGGTCTGGATATCAGCTAGAGGTATGGTTCTTTCTTGGCCTAAGTGCTGCAATAGTTTTCTAGAACCATCAATTTTCTTAACGCGGTATGAGTACCTGGCCCAGGTGTGATCTTGCTCAACAGCATGAATCTCGTTCACAGCGACCCGCAATTCATCAGGTACCTCCCCCAACTGCAAGACAGTGACCATAGTCTCGACGTCAGATAGAAGTTCTGGAAGACCGTGTCCGCTCTCTGCTCGATCAGTGAGGCCCTTGCTGAGGAAATTAGGATTAGGTTTGCCCAACTTCTCACGATATTTCTGAATTTCGATTCCTAGCTGTAGTGGGGCTTTGAGCAGTAACTCGGCTGCGTGACGTTGAAGAAAGAAGATAGGCAGGCTATGGTGATCCAAAGTCTCCTCATGCAAGGACACCTTTAACAAGGTGCTAGCCGCATGCAAATAGGCCTGTGCATAGTTTGGAGTACGAAATCCCCCGATTCGAGCGATCCCCACAGACAAGTCTGCTTTCGCTAGCTCTGGAGATTTCCCCCAAATCAATACGTTGGAAGGTTCTGAATCCTTAGGTAAATACAGCGGTTCTTGCAATTGCGACATAGGTGCTCCTCAAAACAGACCTGCAGGCTCTGCCTCTCTGTTCCAACTATAGATGACCAGTTCGCCGCGCTCTACGCGGTTGGCGGCGCCGCCTACGGTGTAGTCCAGCTTCAGGGATTCCATCTCAAAGTCTTTGAAGCATTCCCGGATGGCTGGGTGGTCGTTGATGCTGACCACCGCCTTGCCTTTGATGGACTTGAGCTTCTTGGCCATCAGCTCGTACTGCTCCCAGGGGAAGGGCACGCCGTAGCCTTCGGTTTGCCAGTAAGGCGGGTCTAGATAGAAGAGCGTGTGGGCGCGGTCGTAGCGGTCGATGCAGGCGGCCCAGTCCAGCTGCTCTATATAGGTACCGGCTGCCATTCTGAGGTGGGCGGCCGAGAGATTCTCTTCAATCCGCAGCAAGTTGATGGCCGGGGCCGTGGTGGCGGTACCGAAGGTCTGGCCTGCGACCTTGCCGCCAAAGCTTTGCTGCTGCAGGTAAAAGAACCGGGCAGCGCGCTGGATGTCGGTCAGGGTTTCGGGGCGGGTGTCCTGCAGCCATTTGAAGACCTGGCGTGAAGTCAGCGCCCATTTGAACTGGCGCACAAACTCTTCCAGGTGATGCGTCACTACTCTATATAGATTGACGAGGTCGCCATTGACGTCGTTGAGCACCTCGACGTCAGCCGGATGGCGGGCAAAGTAGACGGCCGCGCCGCCTGCAAATACTTCGACGTAGCAGTCATGCGCTGGAAAGCGCTTGAGCAGCATGTCCACCAGACGGCGCTTGCCGCCGATCCACGGGATGATGGGATTGGTCATTGATCTCAGCTTTCGGCACTCGGTGGTGCTCTTTTGGGGTGCTCTGGGCGCTCAGCTGATTGAATGCCCCACAGCGGGGGCACTTGATGGTCAGGCGGATGTACTCGCCTTCGGCCAGTTTGCGGCGGCAGTTGCCGCAGCGTATTTCAGTCATTGCAAGCCCGTTTCAACTATTGAAAGGTGATAGGCTCACCGCACTCTGATCAGGGTGGCGGGTCTTGCCTGGCTTGCAGGTCTAGTCTGCAGGTTGGGGGCTTGGCCAGGTGTTCGTAGCACCTGACCAGGTCGCCCGTCTTTTTATGTCCGGTTCACCGTCCATTCCACAGCTTGAGTGCTGTATTGGCCGCTTTGTTCCACGTCCAGCACGATGCGCAGGCTGGGGAACGGGCCGCCGTTGGCCGCTTCGTCGGCCGTGGTGTAGGTCTTGCTGGTGCCGGTCAGCCCGCTGTAGGTGCGGCGCAAGGTGGCTCCGGTGTAAATGCGCAGGCGGTAGGTAAGGCCCGCGCCGGTGCCCACGCTGGTGGCGTTGGCATCGATCAGCTCGTCGCTTTGGATGATGCGGTCGCGGTGCGCCCAGCTGACGGTCAGCTCCCCAGTGATGGTGGCTGGCCATGCCTGGCCATTGATGCGCAGCTGGCCCGGTGGGTATGGCTTGGCAGCGCGGCCTTGCACAGCGGTGGTGTCAAACGGGGCGATGGCCATGTCCAGAATGCCGCTGCCCGTGCGGGTCAACACCTTGGTTTGCACCTGCACGCCCTGGGTGTATTCCACCTCGGCGGCCGCGCTGAAGTCGTCATAAAACCAGATGCGAGTGCCTTCGGCATGGGCCACGGGCACCGTGTCTGCGCAGCCTCGGCCCAAGGTACACAGGCCCGTGAGCGGGTCGATGGCGTCCACACGCACAATTTCTTCGCCCACCATGGCCGCCGTGCCGACGCGCACTTCACCCAGGTCGCTGCCCCCGACCAGTTGCACGGCCGTGGTGCCAGGTGCCATGCCCGTGGCCAGCAAGGCGCTGGGGCAATAGGCGCCATCGATGGCGGTGGTGGAAAACTCAGCGGGTGCCACGCGGGTGGCCACCTCGTAGGCCATGGCCATGGCCGTCGGGGCCACGGCCGCCACCATCAGCATGCCCGCCGTTGGGTCTTGGGCTTGCGCTTCGGTCGCGCCCAGTTGCTGCACCAGCTCCCGGTACGGTGCCTCAAACACGCGGCGCAGTGTGGTGGCCAAGGGTTCGGTCGACGGCGCGGTGTAGCCCGGAGGCTCGGGTTGGACGTAGGCCGTGGCGGGCAGTCCAAAAATGTCCTGCACGGCGGTGATGGTGACCGTGCCCTCGGTCAAGGTGCCGTATTCGCAGCGGCCGGCACGCAGCACCATGCGGGCAATGCCGCGCTTGGCATCGCTGATGGCAAAGACGCTGCCGGGCATGATGTCGGCCCCTCTTCGGTCAAAGCGCAGCTTGAACTTGCGCACAAAGCCACTGCCAGCGCGGCGCTCACGTTCGGCAACGCGCTGGGCTAACTCGACCGTGGGTATGCCAAAAAAATCCTTGGTGCTGGTATTGGTGACGCCACCAGCGGCGTGGATGGCCCCTAAATTCTTGGCACGCACCTGCCGATCTTGCTTGGTGAGCGGGTCGCGGAATTTGACGATGACTTCATTGACGCCACCGGTCTGGCTGGCGGATTCATCCTCATCCACCCCCAGCAGGCCGTTGTCGTAGGTGAAGTGCGGCAGGTCTTCTATGTTGTAGTCATCGCGGATGGGCTTGAGCACAACCAGCCCCGTGCGGCGGCTGGTGTAGAAGGTAGCGCCCGCGTGGTCGAGCACGGTTTGTGCAAACTTATCAATATCGTCCTGGCGCGACCATTTCAGGCACAGGCCCATGCCTTCGGCGTGGAACACATCGGCGGCGGCACGCCAGCTGGCGTCGTCCAGCCGGGCGCTGGCCAAGCCCCGCCCCATGCGTGGGTCGGTGAAGGCCTGGTACAGGATGTGCGCCGGATTCATGGCGTGAACAGCACCGCCGCCCAGCACAACACGCGCTTTATCGGCATACCAGGCGATACCGCCATGCCAGCCCTGCAGGGTACGGCGCACGCGGAAGGCCCAAGGCTTGGGATATGGGCTCATGGCACAGATCAGCCCGTCGTAGAAAACCGTGACCACGCCCCTGAAAGCTGGCACCAGGCCGCCGAGCATGCTGGCCAGCCTGGCATGTACCGGCTGGGTGGGGCCGCCCATCAGCACGGCCAGCGTGCCTTGAATGCCGCCTTCCTTTTCTTCGCCGCCAAACAGGTCGGGCTTGTTGATATAGACCTCGGTATTGCCCGTGATGCTGCCTTGAAAGGCCGTTTTGTCACCCACGCGGATTTCCACGATTTCATCGCATGGGCCTCGGCCCAAGGCCATGTGCATGCCCATGAAGTAGCGGTGGCCAATGGTAGATTTCTTCTTTTTACCCCCCATGCTGCGCCTCCTGGTGCGCCGCAGCTTCGGCAGTGGCCACGGCGTGGGCGTGCTCGACCAGGCGCAGGGCCAGTGCATCGCCGGTGGCCATAAATACGGACTCATCCAGCCCGTTGGCCACGAAGTCTGCCCAGTTCAGGCCATGGGCCGCAAACCATTGGCGGCTGCCCTTGGCGCAGTAGCCGGTGCTGCCCTTGTAGTCGGGCACGCTGTAGAGGTGTTGGGTGGTGATCAGCATGGCGCTCTTTCCGGGCATTTAGCGGCGGATGGGTGTGGTGCGGTAGTTGCCCAAGCCCACGACCATCCAGTCTTCAATCCACACATCGCCAAAGATGAAGCACTGGGGTGTGCCTTCTTCGGCCTGGGGAAAGTCAAAGTCTTCAAACGCGGCAGGCCGTGGGGCTTGTGTTTTGGGGCGCGTGGCGTAGCTGATGATGGCGCTGACCACAAAGATGGCGAGTTGTACCCACATGGCGCGTCCTTAAAAAACGGGGTCACCGTCAAACGGTGATTTGCCGGGCATGTGCCGAAAACCGCCAAAGTTGTCCATATTGGCAAATCGCTCGTGGCACATGGCGCTGGTGCCGTCGCAGCCGGGGTACAGCGTGGCATTGCTGCCCACCGCCAGCCCGGCCGTGCCGCCCAGCAGAGAAAACTTTTGTCCGGCCTCGGTGTCAATGCCACGGCGCTCGGTGCGGCCGCTGAGCTGCCACTCGATAAAACCGCCCGCATAAGTGCCTGCCCCGGCCGCGTTGTGCACGATGGCCGCACCGTCCAGGCTGGTGATGGTGGCGGTTTTGGCATGCAGCACGCGGCTGACCTTGCACTCCGCGTCGTACACGCTATGCGGGCAGCTGCGCTGGTAGGTCAGCTTGAGCCCTGGGCGGCGCATGCTGGCGGACAGGGTTTCACAGCTGAGTTCACAGCGGTCATCCTGGGGCCAGCGCACGCCGGAAATAGAGCCCACCCAGACCACATCGCTGTCGGCCGCCGTACCGCCCAAGCCGTGGTGGGTGTCGCGGATGGTCACAAACACTTCGTCAGAAGGCGGCACGGTGCGCCACGGCACGGCCACGCCCAAATCTGCAGGGGCAATGATTCTGAGCATGTCGGCGCTGGCCTCGCCGGTCATGCGGATACCGTCGTCGCTGATGGCTGCGGGCTGGTAGGTAATGCCCAGCATGGCCACGGCGCGGTCTGCGGTGCAGTAGGCCCAGCGCTGATTGCCGCCCAGCTCGAACAGGTACAGGCGCACGGGTGCGCCGTCTGCAATGCTTTTTTCACGTGCTGCAAAGCTCATGCCACCTCCAGGTCATCACGCACACTGCGCAGGGTGATGGCACAGCGGGCCACGCCGTCTTGGTCAGTCAAATGTTCCAGCTCGATGTCATCACTGGTCTGGCGGCACAGCGCCATGTAGCTGATGCGTGCCACTTGGCCCGGCTGGATGACGCCGGGGAAGTCGGCATCCACCACCAGCTCTTCGATGGGGCCGCTCTCCACGGCCGCTGTGATGCGCCGCATGAGCACACTGCCGTCGGCCAACTCGATGCGGATGTCTTGGCGGCCCAACTGGCCCACCCCAAACCGGGCATAGCCCACACGCTGCACCTTGAGCAATGACCCAGACAGTGGCTCTACCGGCACCAAGTCCTGCGCATGCGTGGGCAGCCAGATGGATTTGGCACGGCCTTGGAGTGCGTAGAGCAAGCTGCGCCAGGCGCTGTGCTCAGCCCGCCCTGCCAAGCACCAGCGGTGTTGCTGCAGCACAAAACCCTTGCCAGCGGTATCGGTGACAGCTGCCTTGCCTGTGGTGTTGTCCAGCAAGAGTGTCAGGCGCTCATAGCTGTGTGACAGGTCGGTGGACTCGTCGGGCCGCTGGGCAAAGACCGGGCGCCCCCGGTACATCGTGGTGGGCAGCGCAGCGGGCCAGTCTGCAGACTCGGTCAGCTCAAAGCTGCAATCGGCCTGCAGCAGTGCATCGGTGCGGCGGGTGGTTTGCGGCATTTCTGTCAGGCGGGCACTGCGCAGCGGGTACAGCCTGGTGCCAGCGGGCCAGGTGGACTGCGTAACCCGCTTGAGCGTGAGGCCGCCTGCGGTCATGTCCAGAATTTCCACGGCCTCGGTGTCAAAGGCTGTCTCGCCGCGCAGCAAGGCCAGGCCACCCACGCGGAAGTCACGGCCCGTGGTGTCGCAGGCAATGGCGCTGCTGCCTGCAGGCAGCGCGGCATCTAGCTGCAGCACATCGACCCACACTGGCAGAGCCCAGACGCGGCGGCCCCAGCCCGCCATGGACAGGTCAAACAAGGCCCGCTCGGCGCCTTCGGCCGTAAAGCTGGCCTGCCAGCCCTTGCGTGGCGCGGCACGCAGGCTGCGGCGTTGCTCGGCCCCCCGGTTGTTGGCCAGGATGTTGGTCAGCCACGAAAGCGTCTCCAGTGGTGGGGATGACCAGTTGGGCGCAAAGCCCCAGGGCACGATGCGGTTGCCGGTGATGCGCAGTGCGGGCGCCTTCGCATCTTCAAACACCCAGCGCACGGTGGCGTCCAGGGTGCTGGGGCCATCGGGCGTGACCGCCACCAGCCAGTCTGTTTCCAGCAGCGCGCCCAGCGTCATGGGCAGCGCGGCTGGGGGCGTGATGTTGATGCCTTCCTCTATGCCCTCCATTGCCAGCAGCTTTTGGGGCTTTAGATAGGCGTTCCACAGGCGTACGGTGGTCGTCTGTGTGCTGGCCACATTGCCCAGTGCCAGATCGGCCGGTGAGATGTGAATGCGGTGGTAAAAGTCTTGGCTGTAGCTCCGTGCCATGAGTCCAGCTAGGGCGCGTGGTGAGGTGCTGACAGGCCAGTGGGTCGCGGGTGGCAGCGTCGGGAGCTGGACGGATGCGCACACGCTGGGTGGCCATGCGGGGTCTTGCCCGCCGTTGTGTGCCGCCAAGTCGGCGGCGACATAAGGGCTGGGGTAGCCGGAGAAAGCGCGAGCGGCGAGATAACCTATTAACGCTGCCATGGCCGGGCTCACTCGCGCAGCGCCCAGCCATAGGTGCCGGTGTGGTTTTGGCCACCGGCAGGCACGCTGGCGTTGCGGCGGTAGAAGGGATACACGCGCCAGTGGTCGGTGCCCAAAGTAATGCGCTGGCCGGGTTCTAGGGCGTGCACTCTTAAATTTCGGGCGTGGGCGGCATCAATCAGGAGCCGCAGTTTGTTGGACTCCACCTGTTCAAGCTCTCGCATGGGCAGCAAAACCGCTGCACCGTCCCATTGGATTGCCTGTCGGTTCAATAAATTGTCCAGCGCGTAACCGCCTGTGGGCCGGTAATTAGGCCATGCCCCGGCTGCGCCAGCTTGCACTGCAGCGACCCGGTATACGGCGTTAGTGTCTGCGTTGTTGGCGGTAAACAGTGAGCTCGAGGCATAGTAGGCCGAATTGTTGTAGCGACCCACGCCGTATAGCCCGACATTGTTTTGCGGCGCGTTACCTGCAATCCACAGCCCGGTGCCGGGAAGTGGGACGGTAGAAAGCCCAAAGCAAAGCCAATAAAAATCGCTGACATTGGTGTTGAGCACGAGGTACACCTCATCGGGGCTCTCATTCACATGAATGTGGTATTGCGCAGGCCAGGTCACGACGCCCCAAAAACTATAGGGCCCAGGCGCGCCACAGCGCGCCATAACCACGCTAGGGTTCAGTAAGGTGGCGCCGCTTTGCCCGGTACCGCCTTCAATGCGTAGCCCAGCCGCTACGTTACCGGAGGCCGCATTCATTGCGGTGGGCCGAACGTAAGCAGCCCCTTTAGACAGAATGCCGTTGCCCCACGCCCAGCCTTCGGCCGTACAGGCTGCCACCAGAGCGTTGAGCAGGTCATCAAATGAAGTTGCAGAACCGGTGTAGTAAGCCATTTATGCGTCCATCCTGATGGCGTAGTAGTTGATGTGGCCGGTGCGCCAGACGTCTTGCATCACCACGTATTGCTCACCGCCGATTTCGAGTGTGTTTTCCACTGCGTTGTTGAACCCACTAATGTGGAAAGCCCCGTCGAATTCCCCATAAAGGCCCGAGGTAGCGTCATTAAGAATGATTGGGGTCAGCGGGTAGGCGCCGTGGGTGTCTCGGATGTTGTAGCTACTCCCGGCGTACTGATCGTTGTTCCAGGGGTAAGCATCCACAGCTTTCCATTGACCGTCATTGAAGCGCAGCCGCAAGCTGTCGTAATTGGCCCCCGTGTTGCGACCGGTAGAGCCGAATGCCCAGCAGGAATGCGATGTCTCAGAGAAGCGCGCGGCAGTTTCAGCGCCTTGCAACATGCCGCCCACGGCGACTGGGTACGGGTATTGGTTGGGGCGCGCATAGGGCAGTATCTTTCCCAGATACAGCGACTCATACACCGGCGTTCCGACCTTCATGGCCAGAATGAGCCGCTGCCCGTTGAGCGTGAGCCAGTAGTCGATGCGGTTGTTGTGCGCAGGTACTCCGCGCATCAAAGCCCCCGGCTGTGCATCAAATGCATTGCTGGGCACGTAGCCAATAAAACCGGCTGCGGTCAGGTTGTAGTAGTCGGCGCCCGCATTTTCATAAGTGCGCAGCCCCACAAAAATCTCTTCGGTGCCGGAAAGGCCTGGTGCCTTCAAGATCAGCTCATGCTTGGTCTGCGTGGTATCAAAGCGCAGCACCGCCCAGCCGTGTGTGGCCGCAAAGGTGGCCACCACTTCCAGCATCTTTTGGTGGGCCAGCTTGCCGCCGCCCGCCTCTACAAATCCAATTTGATGGGGCATGTTTAATTTCCTACGCCCAGCAGCTGGCGGAACTTGGCCGGATTGCGGCTGAGCATGACGGTGAATGCCTCTTGGCCCTGGCGGCTGCCAAAGGCCATGGAGGCGATGCGGTCGGGGTCGTCAATGAGGTTGAGCTGCAGGCGGTTGTCGACCGTGCTGCCGCCCACATTGACGGTGGCGGGCTGAAAATTGGCGCTGGTGGGCACACCGGAGTGCGCACCGGGCACGACCAGGCCGCCGTCCGCGTAGCCTTGCCAGCCTTTAAGGGCGGCCATGCCTACGCGATTGAACTCGGACAAAAAGGCCATGGCGCCGGGCTGGCGCACCACTTCTTGGCGGTGCACAAACTCGCCCGCGTGCACGATGCCCGCTGGCTGGAATTTGCCGCCAGGGCCCGTCCATCCGCCGCTGGAAAACCCCGAGCCCGCCATGTTGGCCAGCCCGGTGGCAATGCCGCTGCCCGCCTGGGAGGCCGCTGCCGCTGCCATGGCTGTGGCGATGGTCTGGGCAGCAACAGTGCCTGCTGCGGTGATGGCGGAGGACATTTCCAGCGCAGCGACCGAGCCGCCGGTGGTAATGCCCGCGCCCAAGGTGGCGGCGCCGGTAGCACTGGCGGCGGTGATGGCCGCGCTGCTGGCAGCACTGCCTGCCGCGTCTGCTGCGGCCTGAGCGCCGCCGCCCACCATGCCCATGAGGCTGCTGGTGGCCTGCATGGCCAGCTGCTGACTGGCCCACTGGGCCATGCCCTTGGCCAAGTCAGCCACAAAGCCGCGCACGGCATCACCCAGTGTGGCGGTGCCGTCAGCCAGTGACTCCAGTGCATTCGCAAAACTGTTGCCCAGCGCATCGCTGAAAGTGTTTTTCAGCTCATTGGCCTGGGTGCGCAGGCCTTGCACGCGCAGCTCCATGTCGGCAAGGCCAGCGGCCATGCTGGGGTCGCCCGTGATGGCGGCCAGCTCTTGCATGCGTGGCAGCAGGGCCGCGATTTGGTCGGCCGTGCGGGTGTTCATCTCCAGGATCTGGCGCTTGGCGTCCAGCTCGCTGGTCATGCCAGCGGTCACGGACAGCTGCAGGGTTTGTTCCTGGCGCGATTGGTTGCCAAACACCAGCTCCACCTGGCGCTGCAGGTCTTGCAGCTGAGCCTTGGCGGTCTCCACGTCGATCAGCTTGTCCAGCTTGACCAGGCCTTCGGTGTTGCCTTCGGTCTGCAGGTCTTGGCGCAGCTTGCGGTAGCGCTCCTGGATGCGGGCAATCTCCGCGTCGACCGTGCGGCCCGTGGCTTGCGCCAAGGCGCTGTCCACGCTGGCCATGCCGCTGGTAATGCGTTCTGCCCGTGCTCGGGCGTCTTGCAGCGTCTTGGCGGCTTCAGTGGCCGCGTCGGTTTGCTGGGCCAGGCTGCGCAGCTGGGCAATGCGCACGGCATCCAGCTTGAGGGCGTGCTGGTTCACAGACAGCCATGCTTCCAGCTTGGCCGTGGCCTGCTCCTGCGTGCTGCCCACATTGGCCTGGGCGTTGGCCAAGCCTTGCTCGGCGGCCGCACGGGCTTGGGTCAGCTGCTGCAGCTGGGTCTGGAAGGCGGTGTCGACAGGGTTGACCTTGGTGGCGGTCTTGGGTGTCAGCTTGTCACGGGCAGCCGCGATTTGGGTGTTGATGGCCTCTTCGGTTTTGCCAAGAAGCTTTCCTTGCTTTTGGATGGTTTCGATTTCATCCTCTAACTGCTTATCCCATTTGCGCAGCGATTTGGCTCGGGCGTCCCAGCTATCGGACGCCGTCATGCGGGCGCTGCTGTCGCTGGCACGCTGGGCCGCAGTGGCCGCTTTGCGCTCTTCAGCGGTGATCAGCTTTTGAATCCGTACCACCTCGGCCAGCGCTTCCTGACGGGCTTGCTTGGTGGTGTCGACCCCTTGAATGCCAAAAAAGCCCGCAATCTTGGAGCTGTTGTTGGCGGCGGTCACCAAGGTGGCGTATTCCTTTTGCGCTTCGGCCAATTGGTCAGCCAGCGGGCTGGCTCTGCCGATGTTTTTCATGGCATTCCACATGCCACCGGCCTGCTCACCCACCCAATTGAAAGCGCGCCCCAGCGCGTTCAGCTGGGACTTGACCTCGGCCACCCGGTCGGTCATGGCCTGCGCATAGGTGCGCTGGGCCAGCGCGGCCGCTTCCTCCTTGCGGCCTTGCTCTTCCAAGGCCTTGATCTGCTCATAGACCGATGCCGTGAGGTAGTTGTACTGTTCATTGAGCTTGCGGCTGGCTTCCACGGGGCTTTTGCCCAGCTCGGCAAACTTGGCCGTCATGTCACCTACAGCAGCTGCGCCCACTTGGGCCATGCCTACCGTAGCCTGCGCAGCCAAAGACAGCTGTGCATTGGCTACACGGCCTGTGGCGGCCAACTCGCGGGTGGCCTCAATGGCCAGGCTGTAAGAGCCCGTGACGCGGCCCACCGCCTGCGATGTGCTGGTGAGCTGGCTGGTGGTGGTGCCTGCGGCATTGCCATTCATGAGGATGGCGGCGGTGAATGCCTCGCTTTCCTTGGCCCCTTGGTACCACGCCGTGCCCAGTGCAGCGACAGCGCCAAGCGCCACCGTGGTGGGGTTGACCAGGGCCAGCGTAGCCTTGCCCACAGCAGTCAATGCGGGGGTGATGCCCCCGTACATGTCCTTGAGCTGGCCACCTTGCTGCAGGGCCACCATGAGCGGGCTTTGGCCGGTGGCCAGGCCCACGCCAATGTCCGTCATCTGCGCAGGCAGCATGCGGTCGGCGTTTTTCTTGAGATTGGCTTCGGTGCGGCCAGCTTTGGCAGCGGCCTTTGCTGCTGCGTTGGCTTCGGCCAAGGCCTTTTTTTCTGCGGCTTTGCGCTGCTTTTCTATTTCGGCAGTCGCTTCTGCAGCCGCTTTAGCGGCTTTTTTCTGCGCCTCTGCGGCCTGCTGTGCAGCCAGTTGCTGCGCCTTGGCCGCCTCGCGCGCTGCTTTGGCCTGGGCTTGCAACGCGGCATTGGTCTCTTTGGTTGCCTTTGTGTTTTCCTTGCTCGCCTGCGTGCCGGAAGCGCTGCCCTGTGTCTGACCTTGGGCCGCCTTCGCCGCACTGGTGCCCACTGCATCCAGCTGGGCACGCAGTTGCTTGATCTCCTGCGCGGCTTGGGCCAAATCCGTTTGGACGCGCAGTGCCACATTCATGTCATTGCCAGCCGTGGCCATGGTCAGTCCTTCCTCAACGCTTTCAAGCGGCCGTTGGCGGTTTCTCCACCTGCAAAAGCCGCATTCACATCTGCCAGGCGTGAGGCACTGTGCTGGCGATCCAGTCGTAGCGCCTCACGGAAATACAGCTCTAGCTGCCGGGCGGTGTATCCGCCGATCTCGCCTGCCCGGTGGCCGTAGGCGATGAGGGTGGCGTAGATTTCTCCCCAGCCGATTGATTCCGCGCCGCCATTCCCTCCTGGTACTGCGCCATAGCGCGGTTTTTGGCGCGGTTGACGAAAAAATGCCCGTTCACTCCCCACCAGTGCATAAGCAGCGCTTCCAGGTCGTTGCTATTGATCGTCTCCACCCATGCCATGTCACGGTCGACGGACTGGACAACCAGGGGCAGCAGCCCATCGGCGTGGTGGGCAATGACGGCCAGCACGTCTTCATAGCTGGGCGGCGCACCTGAGGACAGCATGGCGGTGAGGTTGGCCACCAGCGGCTCGGCCTGCGGCAGCAGGCGCAGCCATTCCACGTTGCCGTATTCGCGCACCGTGACGGTATCCACGGAGAGCTTGACCACGCGCTCTGGGTGCAGCACCTCCAAGTCGGAGGGCTGCTGTTGCGCGGCTTTTTGCTTGGCGCTGCGCGGCTGTTTAGGGGTGACTTGAGCCATGTCGCTGCCCGCTTACGGTGTGATGGGGTTGATCTGCACGAAGCGGCCAAAGCGCCCCAGGGGGCCATTGGCAGGGCGTGATGCGTCTGCCAAGCACTCAGCCTGGTAGGTCATGCCTGCCATCTCGGTGCCGCTGGTGATCAAGGCCAGCTCTTGCAAGGGGACGGTGCTGACCTTGTACCACTCGGCAATCACTGGGGCATTACCTTCGGCCAGGTTGATGCCTTCGTAGCGCAGCTGCATTTCCTTGGGCGGTGCGTTGAAGAACGCCACCTGGCGGGCACCGGCATGCTTGTAGGCAGCCTTCAACGGCTGGGTGAGCGCACCAGGTGCGCTAGGCAGGCTGAGCAGCTCAATGCTGCCGTGCTCCAGGAATGCGTCGTAGTGTTCGGGTGCCAGTGTGACGGGCGATCCGGCGCTGTCAGTGATGACCAGGTCACTGATGTTGTAGGGGAAGTCCAGTTTGATGGTGTCGCCCACGGCCACAGTCTGGGGAAAAGTCTCTGCCGTCACAGTGCCTGGAGGAATCACGGTCACCGTGCCACGCAGCAGCTCGGCCAGGATGTTGGTGTCCATCTGGTGGATCACGCCATTGAGGGTGCGGTCACCGCCAATGGAAAACTTCCGTACGGCGGACTTTTGGCCGCTGTAGCTCTCCTTGTGGGTGGCCTGCTCATCGGTGCCGCCAAAGGTCAGGCTGGACATGTCGCCAATCCAGCGCCAGCCGCCATTGCCAACGCTGCCCACAGGACGCACGGAGATGCGGCCCTGGCCATAGAAATACTGCTCAATCGTTTTGTTGCTCATAGTGCTGCGCTCCTGTGCGTTGTGCCGGTTCAGGCCTTGTCGGCGGGGGTGTCTTGGGCGGGAGCGATGACTTCGGCCCCACGCAACCATGCGGCGGTGGCCGCGTCGACCTCAATCTCTGCCCCTTTTTCATGCGCTTTGCCCGCATGGGTGTGCGGCTTGAGCAGCGTGACTTTTTCAGTAGCTGCAACGGCTTTTCCGTTGGCTTCGGGGGCGGCGGTTTTGGGTGTGCTCATGGGTGGCCTCACTTTTGAAGCAAATGGGTCAGTTGATAGGTTTCGACGTACAGCACCGTGGAGGCGTCGTAGTCCATGACGCCGCCGCCTTCCCATGCCATGGCAGTGGCACCAGGCACGGGGGGCACCCAGCCCAGCAGTGCGCTGCGCACGGCACCAATCACTTGGCGCAGCTCCTCGCTGAGCTGCCCGCCTGCACCGGCGCGATAGTTGCGCACGGCCAAGGCCACGCCAAAGCGGGTCTCAGCAGGCTGCACGCGGGGGCCACGTGGTGCGGTGCCAGCGCTGCCGGATTCCCCCGCAAAAATCACATAGGCCGAAGGCGTGCGGAAGGTGCGCAGCTCTTGGATGGCCGCGTACTCGGCCGTGCTACCCACTTCCAGCAGCACGGGCACTTGGGTTTTCAGGCGCTGCTCCACCAGGCTGGTGTCAAACGGCTCAAAGTTCATCGGAATGCCCCCAGCTGGCGGCGGCCGAAGACCGGAGCATCACCGGCAAAGCGCACATCGGTGCTGCTGCCGCCCGTGGCCACGGTGTCGTCAGCGCCCAGGCTGAACTTGCCGTCTGCCGTGAGCTGCAGCAGCTTTTGCGCATCGCGGTAGTCGCGCACGATGGGGTCTTTGTCTTCCATGCTCAGGCGGCTCTTGTGCAGCAAGTAGCGGGCAATGGCGCGGCTCCAGCCGGTGACCAGCGTGGGCACGGGGCTCAGGGGCAACGCATAGCCGCGCTTGGCAAGAAAGCCGTCAATCATGGCGTCGGCCTCGACAACGGCGTTCTGGATGCGTGCCAAAGCGTCATCCGCCACCGCCTGATCCGCTGGTGCCCAGCTGCTGCGGTCATTACCGCGCAAGGTCGCGTCCATCAGCGCGGTGTCCAGGGTGCGCTTGCCATCGGGTGTGGCCACCTGGGCCAGTTCGGTGGCACCGGGGCGCTCAGCGAGATCAGGGGGGAGGATGTAGGGCATGGCGGTGCGACCTTGCTTTACAGCCAGCCGGAGACAACCACTTCCAGACGATCCTTGAGGTCGTTGGTCTCGGTGGTCACTTCATTACCCACGGTCACGGGCACCAGCTCGGCAGTCATCAGCTTGTTGGCTTGACGCTGCAGCGCGGTAGGCACTACCAAGGTGGTCGCTTTCAGTGCCAAGGGGCGGCCCATATCGCCTTTGAGGCCTTCAATCGCATTGATAGCGGCCCACAAGTTATCGCTGTTCAAAGGCTTGTTGCTGGCATAAGCCATTTGCCAGAAGCCAAAGCCCACATTGCGGCGTGCGTCTACGCCGTATTGGAACTCTGCTTTCGTGAAGACATTCGGATCTGTCTCTGCCGTCATCGCCACAAAGTTGGGGTTCTTGCGGTTCTGGAAGATCAGCGGCTTGATGGAGCGGCTGGTGTCCAGCACATACCACCAAGGGCCGTCACCGCCAGCATCCACGTTGCTGACGTTCTCTACTTTGCCCGCTGCGTTCTTGACAGGGTGATTGGCTGCAAAGAATGGCTTGCCGTCGTAGCACTTTTCGGTAGTGCCGCTAGACAGCAGGCCAAAAATCAGCTGATCAGGGTGCGCGGAAGCGGCGCGGCCCAGCTCACCCATCAGGGGCGTATAGACGCCATAGGTGTCATCTTCAATCGCGGTGCGGGGCACACCCACGGTCAGCTCGAAGGGCTTGTTCTTGATGCTGTAGCCGTGCGCTTCCAGGCCGTGGATGACGCGCTCGCCAATCCATTCACGCATGCCGGGCACCTGGCCCAGCCAGCCGTACTCTTCGGTACCCGTGGAACTGGGAACGACGGTGGCGAGCTTTTGGTAAATGCTCTGGGCTTCGTTGAGGCCGCCTTGGAAGGCGGTTTTAAAACCCGTGAACAGGGTTTTCAGGCTGGATGGGGTCAGTTGCATGTTGCTGCCTTTTGACTGGTGGTGATGGATTGCCAGGCCGGGGCTTAGGCGGTGGTGGGCACGGCAGCCTTGCCGATGTGCACCCAGACACCGACGTCGTCCACGTCGATGATTTCGCCTGCGATGCACGAGCCGGTCTTGGCCACGGTGCTGTCGTCGGCCACAAAGGCGTTGTTGCCAATGTCTGCGCGGGTAATGGCTGCGGCCGCAGCGCTGTTGTCAAAGCGGAAGACGCCGCGCTCGCCCGGCACGGTTTCATCGGCGGGAACGGACAAGCGTGTGGATACGGCACGCACCGGCTTTTTGTCGGCTGCCACGGCAGGCTTGGCAGCGCCTGTGGCATCCAGCACATACATGCCCCCGGCATAGAGCACGGTGGAAGCGGCGACGGGGTCACCTACCAGCATGGCTTCGCCACGGCGGGGGGTGTTGCGGTTATCGGTCAGAGCGGCCATGGGGTTTCCTTGAAGTGGTCGGTCAGTGGATCAAGCTCAGGCTGCTGCCTTGCTCTTGGCGAAGTCCTCGGGCTTGATGCCCATGGCGGTACACACCGCCACTTCCGAGGCATCCAGACCATGCGCGCCCTTGGCGGTGTTTTCAGGCTGCTTGCCTTGGGTCTGGGTGCCGGTCAGCGCAGCGATGGGCTGTGCAGTGGCCAGATAGCTGGTGAGCGCGGCCATATTGGTTTTGCCCAGCTCACGCGCCCAGGGTTCCATGGTGGGCTGCAAGCGGCCGTCTGCCAGCGCGGGCTGGATGGCCGCATCAATCTCGCCATCCAGCTGCTTGGCTGTCAGCACAGCCAGCTGGGTTTGCATGGCGGTGACGGTTTCCAGCGGCACGTATTTGGACGGATCAGGCTTGCCGGTGGCCACAGCGGCGGTGAGCGCGGCGGTCACGACATCGGCCTTGGTATCGGTGGGCAGGCTCAATGCGGTGCAGGCGGCAGTGGCCACTTGGGTGGCGGCTTCGCCTGCGGCGGCTTTGGCCTGCAGGTCTTTGATGGAGCCCACGGCGGTCAACGCAGCAACAGCGCCTTTTTCGTCGGTGGTGTTGGGCAGGCCAAAGGCTGCCAGCACAGCGGCTAACAATGGATTCATGGTGGTTTGCTCCTGGGGGGCGGGAAGAAAGGCCGCCGTTGCAGCAGCCAGAAGGGAAAGCGGCTCCAGCCCGTGCAAGCCGGGGTGGTTGGTGACAGCGCCCATGTGAATGGCCAGGACGTGGCCCTCCGGCTGGGAGTACTCAAACACGGGGCTGAAATAACGGTATTGCTTGGCGCTGATCTGGGCCTTGGCGTCTTCCGTCCATTCGACTTCGCCAAACAGCCCACGGCCTTCTATCCAGCGCAGGCCGTGCAGCCAGCCAGCGGCCGGGGCGGGCTGGCCGTTCTTTTCTTTGTGCAGGGTCTGGTGTTCGTAGTCGATCACCGAGGGCTGACCGCGTGCGGCGTGGCGGGCGATGACCTCGGTGGCCACCGCAGCGTCGATGTACCAGCTGGCCACATCCATGGCGCGGCCATCGGCGGGCAGAAACTTTCCCGCCGGGGTGTACTGCACCAGGTGGCGGCCGCCGCCGATGTCTTGGCCCAAGGGGCCGCTGCCGTCCAGCACAAAGCTGCAAGCGGCAATCGCCAGCTGGGCAGCACCTGCCGAGCACACAGCGATGGCGCTGGCGGCAGCAAGTGCGGTGGTGGAGCGGCGGTTTTTTTGCATAGCCGCCATGGTCGGCGGCGGGCGGCGGCCTGTCTTTTGACCGCTGTCACTGCGTGCGGGCTAGCGGCCCAGCAGCCAGTCCCGTGTGATGGCGTGGATCTCGCGTTCGTCCTCGGCGCTGATGCCCAAGAATGGCCGGGCGGGCATGACGACTTCGTGCGCAGGAATGGTAACGGCCATGCTGCGTTGGGCCTTTTTCTTTTTCACGAAAAGGCGCTCTGTGCTGCCTGCGCCAAAGTGCACGGTGCTCTGGCGGGCGGGCTGCTGAATGGTGCCGCCATGTTGATGGATGGCCGCATAGACACTGTTGCTGCCCCAGCGCACTGCGTCATTGCCCACAGGCTGCCAGTGGATGCGGCGCAGGTAGCCGTCCAAGGTGAGCACCTTGTCTTTGTTTTTCTTTTTGCGCTTGAGGTAGCGCGGGGTAAGGGCCTGCCATGCGGTGCCATCGGGGCCGGACTGGCTTTTGAAGCGGGCCTCTGTGCTGCTTTGCCCGTATTCGCCCAGCTGGGCCAGCAGCTCGGCAGGGTTCTCCAGGCGTGCTTGAATTTGCCCCAGCACGTCGGGGCCAACAATGGATAAATCAACGCGGATGTGGGTGCCTGCCATTTTTTGGCTCCTGTGCTTACAATGTGATCAACTCATCGGGGGAGAAGGCCGCGCCAGGCCCACCAACCCTACCCCCGGAGGAGCCCAGCAAGTGGCGCTTTGCTGGGTTCGCCGTTTCAGCTGCGTGCATACACTTGCACCCCCACGCGCCACTCTTCGGCGCTACCGCTCACACCCTGAAACAGGGTGACTCCGGCCCAACCGTCATCGCCCAACTCAAACACAGCCAGCGCAGGTACCTCTTGGCCTTGCACTGCAAACCGAGCAATGTAGCGGCGGCGCACCACCGCTTTTTGCAAGGTGTAGAGCCACTCCAGCCGCACCCAGATTTCGTCGGGGTTGAGCAGCGCTTGGGCCAGCAGCGGCAAAAAGGTTTCACGGCCACGCTTGGTGACCTTCCAATCGCCTTGCGCCGTCTGAAACAGCTCTGCACCCACAACCAGCCGCTCACCCACAGCATCGCGCACGATGGCGGGCTGCTCCAGCGTGGCCCCCAGCGGCTGCAGAAATGCCTGCACATAGGCTTCGGGGGCCAGGCCTTGGGGCAGCAGCGCATCGCTGGTGACGGGGCGTGGCGGCGGCAACGGTACCAGTGGCCGGGTATTGGGCAGCCCTTGGCCGCCCGCGCTGCCAGGCACAGGTGGGTCTGGGCGCTCTGGCGGGATGGCGCTGCGCAAGCGATTGCTGCCTGGGGCGTATTCAAAGCCGGGGCCAACGCCTTCAGGCACCTGCACTGTGCGTGGGCCGTTGGGGCTGTTCTTGCCAATGGTGTGCTCGACCAGGCGGATCTCGGGCGCGGCATCCGGCCCAGTTTTGCCCAAGCGCTGCAGGTCGCGCGGCCACAGGCCGCGCACCTTGCACTGGCAGCCCCAGTCGTTGGGTGGGAAGTGGATGCGCCACCAGGGGTCTTCACGCAGCAGCACCAAACCGTCCCACGCCACGTGCTGCATGCGTGGGTGCTCCACCCAGTCGCTGTGCTCGTACTGCCAGTACGGGGCCGCCTGCAGCTGCTGCCAGCGGCCTGCGGCGTAGCTGGTGGACAGGTTGGTGTCGTAGATGACGCGGCTGCGCCAGTTGCGCCCGCCGTTGTAGTCCCACCCGTGCTTGGCCACGATAGCGTCGAAGTCTTTGCGGAAGGCCTCCAACGTGGTGCCGTCAGTGATGGCCTTTTCTACGGCCGCACGAAAGTCCGTGACGATGTCGTTGCGGTTGGCCCCGGCCACGACGAATGCCCAGTCATGCTCGTGGGTGTAGATGTCTGTCCAGCTCGATGTGGGCAGATTGAGCTTGCGCTGAAAGAAAGCCTGCTGTTCCTTGAACGGGAAACTGCCATAGGCAGCGGCTGGCGGGCTAGTGGCCATAGCTGGCTGCCTCCTGGAGCACATCATGGCGGCCCGCCAGCTCAGCGGTGGCCAGCGCATCGGCCAAGGCACTGGCGTACTGATCCAGCGTCATATTGGGCAGCAGTTGCTCCAGCCCATCGCGTATGTCTTGCAGGCTATTGGCCCGCATCACCAGCTCGCGCAGTTGGGTCACCCAGCCGCCCGCTGCCGGGTCAGCCTGGCGGGCCAGCTGGGGCAGCATGGCCCCGGCCACGGTGCGCGGCTGGACTGGGGCTGGCTGTGCGGTCAGCGCGGCGGCGGCCGCAGGTGGTGTGCCGGGCACAGCAGGCACGGCATTGGCAGCAGTGGCGGTTGGCGCTGGGGCCAGTACCTCTTCGCCTGCTTGCGGCAGCGGAATGCCCAGGCGGCGGTTGGCCCAAGTTTTGGGCACTTGCACGCCAATGGCCACCAGCTTGGGCAGCGAGTTGGACATGGACTCCATGTCCTCGGTTTCGTCGGCCGTCAGCTGCATCCGGGGGCAGCGCTTGATGCCATCTGGCGCCAAGCCATTGAGCGTGGCCATGGCGTAGACCAGGTCGCGGGTCAAGGTGGTGTTGAGCTGGCGCAAGTCGCCGTCGCGCAAGTCTTTGCGCACCTCGTTGTGCACATTGCCCAGGGCGTTGGTGCTGCTTTTGCCATCTGCCCCGCTGGTGAGCGTGCCGCCCAGGATGACCTTGGACTGGTTGCGCTCACACCAGCTGATCATCAGCTCAAAGGCTTTGGGGTCACCCGTGGCGGCTTCCTTGAAGTCGATGAGCATGCCGTCGGGGATGATGCCCGCCGCGTTGTGGCCAATGCCCACCAGGGCACGCAGCAAGGTGGCCTTTTCCTTTTCGCTGGCGTTGGGCGGATATTTGCCCAGGCGCACCGGGATGCCGTAGATTTCCAGGAACTCGGCCAGGTCGCCCACGCTGTAGTTCTTGAACAGGTAGGTCCAGACCAGCTGCCGGAACAAAGCGGTGCGTTCCAGGTAGCCGGATTTGGCCTTGTGGACGTGGGTGATCCAACCAAACGGGTTCAGGGCCGTGCCCTGGATGCCTTGCGCGTCGGCGGTGTTGCTGCGCAAGCGCAGCTCCTGCCGGTAGCCCCGGTGCAGCTGGAACCAGCTTTGCGGCCGGTGGGTGATGGACTTGGGCACCCAGAGCTTTTCCTCGCGGTGCCATTCGATTTCAAGGCATGCAAAGCCTTTTCCGATGGCATCGGTCGCGTCGAAGATCACGTCCTCCAAGTCGGGGATGGACTGGACAAGCTCGCCCAGCTGCTGGGCATTGCGGTTTTCCAGGGCGCTGGCGTTGTCGGGAGGCAGAATCTCCCAGTCCACAAGGCAAGCGCGGCGGCGCTTGCCCATCTCGCTGGCAATGTGGCCGTCCTTTTCTTCCATGTCCTCAAACAGATCGAATTGGGCGGTCAGGTCGCCTTGCTCGGCCGCGTCCAGGATGGCGGCCAGCTTGCTGGGCGTGAGCCCGCGTGTGGGGTGGGATTGCAGCTCGCGCTGCAGGTGGCCCAGTTGGGAGGTCTGTGGGGTGTGAATCTCGGCCACGTCGATGGGCTGGCCGTTGGCCCCCAGGATCATGCTTTTTGCCATGCTGGCACCTCGCGGTGTGGATGGAGGATGGATTGCAGGCCGCCATGCAGGGCAAGAAGGTGTTTATAAACACCCACACGCCCCTGCACGCAGCAAACCGGGGGCGTTGCATGCCCCCTGAGAAAAAATCGCTTAGATCGCCGGATTTCGGCAGTGGACTGTCGCTGCATCACCAGCCCCCCGGTTCGGGCAATGCCCAGTCGTTGTCATCCACCTGGCTGGGGTCGGCCCGGTTGTCAAAGCCACGGGCGTGGGTGGGCACGGGGATGTAGTCAATCGGCGCATGGAGGTTCAGGCTGGCAAACCAGCCCAGCGCCAACATCACGGCGCTGTCGCCGTGGCGCTGCAGGTCGGGGTCTTTCAGGTCTTTGCTGCGCAGCTTGCTGACCATCGGGACGCCGTCAACTTCTTCCACGGCGGACAAGTCCTGCGCCATGTTGGCATCCATGGGCAGGTCGATCATGCCGTCTTCGAATCCCTGGATCAGCTTAGGCATCCAGGTGCCGTACCAGGCCCGGTTCAGTTTGACCTGGTGGACATGGGCATGGCCGAATTCGTCAGCGGTTTCTTCTGCCAGCGCTTCGCCGGACCCCGTGGCATCCATCGCCCCGCCACAGCGGTTGGGCAGTCTGCGGATGGCGTGCCAGACGATTTGCCGCTGCTGGGCAAATGGCACCTTGTGCATTTCAATGCTCAGACGTAACTGGCGGCGCAGGCCCACGGTCAGCGCAATGGCGCCCCAGCTCGAAAAGTCCCGGTGGCGCGCATAGTCCTGGCTGAAGACGTGGCGCACACTGGGGTCCAGCAACTCCAGCAGCGGGTCCAGATAACGCTTGATCCAGTCCGCGACCCAGGCTTCGCGCTCAGCAGGACTTTGCTTGACGAAGTCGTCATCCAGAGCAAGACGCACGACCAGCGTCTCAGGCAGCACCTGGGCGCGGTCAATCCAGACACCGGGCAAGCAAACGCCGTTGCCATCACGTGGGATGGCATCCAGCTCTTCGCGCATGGCGGCTTTGCGCACGCCGTAGCCGTTGCGGATCTTGGCGTACCACTTGGCCTTGCCTTCGGTGGTGGGGGCCTCGCCCTTCATCCAGCACACACGCTCATACAGGCCATTGGCCACCGCATCGTCAAAGGTGACGGTGAAGACGGCGGCATCTTCGCCGTAGCGGCCGGCCTCGATGTCGCGGCAGAACGCGGCAAAGGGATTGTTCTTGCCGTTGTGAGAGCTGATGACAGTGATCTGGCCACCCCAGATCAGCAAGGCGGTGGCTGCGTCCAGCACGCCCTGCACGTCAGGGTGGAAGGCGGCCTCGTCAATCACCACATGGCCCTGCAGGCCCCGGATATTGGCGGGGCGGCTGGAGAGCGCACAGACCTGGAAGCCGCTGGCAAAGCGGATGCGGTAGGCGGTGATGTGCTTGGTTTTACCCGTGGCGGGGTCGACGTCCTCAAACAGGAACTCTTCGATCCCTGAGACTTGGCCCTGAGCCTTGGCAATGGTGCGGGCGAACTTGGCCACGTAGCCGACCGCCTCCAGGCCCTTTTCTTTGGTATCGCCGATGTAGTAGACGTTGTCCCCGCCAGCTTCCTTGCTGGCGGCCGCCACCAGGGTCTTGCGCAGCATGACCGCGAACGTGATGCCGGTTCGCCGCCCCTTGGGGATGGCCACAATCGAATGCTGCAGCGCCACCACCTGGCGCTGGTGCAGCATGAGCACCCCCTCGGCCGTGGGGTTGAAGTTGGCCGGAATGTCGCGGGCACGGGCTGGCAACTCGTCCCATTCGACGGTGCGCAAGGTGCTGCTCAGCGGTTGAATGAGCGCTGTCATCAGCGGACCCCCAGGAATTCCTTGATCCAGAAGTCCACCTGGTCTTTGCTCATGCCCTGGGACTTGGCGATCTTCTCCAGGTTGTCCTGCTGCTCGGCCAGCAGCTTGCGGCGGGCGTGCTCTTCGATGGCCTCGCGTTCTTTGAGGCTCATGGTGCGTGCCTGCATGGCAGCGCGTGCGGCGCGCGCCAGCTCGCCGACTTCCTTGATGCTGACCTTGGCATCAGCACCGTTTGCATTGAGCGCCACGTTGGTGGCCAGCGTGGTGACAGCCTGGGTCAGCAGAGCACCCGCCTTATCACCCACACCTTCGCCCAGCTCGTCGACAAGGGCCACCGAGGCGGCTTCAATCTCCCGCATGCGCCCCATCATTTCTTCAAAGCCAGCGCGGTAGCGGTGGATGCCACTGCGGCTCACTTCTGCTGCGGGGAACTTGGCACGCAAGGCATCCAGCAGCTCATCCAAGGTGTGGCGGTCATCCCGAATGAGCTTTTCAAGGTATTTGCGGGCGTCCGGCTCCAGCCGGGATACAGCAGATTTGCGTCCCATGGTCATGCTCCGGGGCGCTTGACGCCAGGCTGTACCACTCGGCCCTTGGACACATCCATGCCGCGCTCATTGAGTGTGGCCAGCAGCACGCTGCCGATCTCTTCAATGGACAGCAGGCCTTGCTCTTCCAGCCATCGCAGATCGGTTTTGATCTGGTCGCGGCTGGGCTCATGCCCCCAGCGCTCCAACAACGCACCGATGACAGAGCTGTTGGCTTTGTAGGAGGTCATTTCCGCGAGCACGCGCAAGATGACCAGGCGACGGTCTTCGGTGAGGACTTGGGCGTAATTGCGCATGGCTTTACTTGGAGTTGTTCAGCAGGTAGTTCTCGACGCGGTCCAGCCCACGGGCCATGGGCGTGATCCGTTCGCTGACGGCTTCCACAGACCCAGCCAGGCGTGCCAAGCTGGTGCTCAGCTCGTGCAACTGCTGCTGGCTGGGCACTTGTTTCATTTCGGTTTCCAGCTTGGTGATGCGGGTGCGCAATTCCAGAAGCTCCGCAGCACTGGCAGCCTGTCGGCCCATGAGCCAGGTATAGAAGCCCAGGGCACACATCACCACCCAGCGCATGGCCTCAAAGCTGAACTGCATGTCTGTGAATTGCATGGCTATTTCTTCTCAAAGATGTCTTGGCACTGCACACACCGCACACAGCCAGGCATGGCCCAGCGGCGCGCTGGAGGTATGGGGCTGCCGCAGTCTTGGCAATCCATGGCCGAGTCGGCCATGGTCTTTCCAGCCAGCCCGGCGCGACGTGCCTGGTCGCGCAGCGCATCTGCCCGCAGCTGCTGCTCCCGGGCCTGGGCGCGGTCAATGTCATCGGTCACTGCTGGCCCCCATTGGCAGGGGCTCTAGGCACAGGGCAGACGCGGGTGCCCCACTGTTGAAGTCCGAGGACTTGGTCTCGGAGTCCAGCAGTCTCTTGCACCAGCTCTGCATACGCAGCTGCGCTTTCTCCAAATAGTTCTCGGAGGGTGGCGGCTTCGCGAGTGCAGGCGGCAAGCCCGGGTTCTCCATCGCCATATGGTCGATCCCGCTTTTGTAGACGGTCGATTTCTGCGCGCAGGCCGCGCAAAGTAGTGGCAGTGCGAGCAGCAGCAGCCGCAGTTTTGGCTTCACGTTGGGCTTGTTCATCGGCCACTTTCTCGGCCGCACGCTGGCGCACGGCATTGGCCTGGCCTGTGGCCAGATTGCGTTGGTGGGTGTCTGCATCCCAGGCTTTCTGCACACGGTCTGCGCCCTGTGCATCACCCTTGGCGATCAGGTGGCCCTGATAGCTGTTCAGCCCCCAAACCAGGGCGGCCAGTGCTGCTGCCCCCAGCAGCCAGTGCAGGCCGGGCTTCACAGACCAGCCCCCCAGTTGCTGTACCGGGGCTGCAGCTCCACCAGGATGCGGTGCGGGTAATGCAGGTTCTCGCGGCAGTGGGCGGCAGCGCGGCGGGCTTTGCCACATGCCGCGTCGACCTGCTGGCGTGTGGGCTGGGTGGCACCGGAAGCCACGGCCTCACGTTGCCAGTGGCCCAGCCCGCCGTTGTAGCCGCGCAGGGCCACCCACATGCGGTCGAAGGCGCTGTAGTGGGTGGGCGTGCGGTCGTAGAGGTATTTGTCGTAGCCCACCAGGGCGCGCAAGGCCCAGGCTGGGTTGTGGGGCTGGCAAGCTGCTGGCGCGAGCTTGTTCAGGTCGCACCACCAGTTGGCTGTGGCGGGCATGAACTGCGCCAGGCCACGTGCACCCACGCGGCTGACAGCCTCGGGCATCCAGGCGGACTCCTGGTACACCTGTGCCGCAAACACCGCAATCGGAGCATTCAGCCCCCAGACGCTGTGGGCAGCGCGGACCAGTTGGCCCCGATACTGCTGTGCCGCAGCCGGCACCTGTGCCTGGACTGGTTGTGTGCAGGTGCTGAGGGTCGCGCCGACCAGGGCGGCGGCCGCCAGCAGCCAGGAGCGCATGAAGCGGGCCTGCATGGCTCAGCCCCCCATGCTGATGGCCAGCATGGCCGCTGCAATGATCAGGGCGCGGCGGACCATGCATCCCAGCATGAAATACAGCGGTGTCGGATCAACCGGCCCGCAGCAGGCAGCGAGCAGCTCGTCCAACGGTACTTGCCGCTGATCGTCGGTGACGATGTAGCCACGCGCCTTGTCTTCGGCCGTGATTTCCACATCGGCCATATCCCACAGGCAGCGCAGCGCCTTGATGTTGGGGCGAGCGTAGGGGAAGACGCTGCGGTCAATCCAGTACCCGGCCACAGCGGCCAGAGCGAGCAGATTGAGCTTGTAAATGCTGACCGGGATCTGCTGTGGAGCCAGCAGGAACACCGTGGCCGACAGGGCCAGGGCAATGAGCCACCAGCTGGTCAGGCGGGGCAGCTTGGATGCAGGTGCGGGTTCAGGGGCCATGATCGTCCTCGGGGTGTGAACTTTCGGGTTTGAAAGCCCACACTCTGGACGTCATGCGTTTGATGGTCTTCTGACGGGTGTCACTATGGATTGGCCGTGCAAGCAGGCACAGCACGCGCTGACAAGGCTAAGGCTGCTGTCCAAACTGCTGTTTGAATTCACGTTCCAGCGTTTGGCAGGTGCTGGCCACAAAGCGCTGGGTAGCGGGGTCTAGTGCAGGGTTCTTCTGCTCGTTCCAGCAGGTGTCAATGGCCGCGCGTTTGTCTGCGCTCCCGTCATCGGGTTGCAGGGCGCCCAGCGCAAAAAAACCGATCACCAGCACCATGCAGATCAAGCCCAACTTGGCAGCCCAGCCCATCTCATTGCTGCTGGGGGGCGGTTGAGGGCCTTCTGCACTTCCGAGCTGACGCACACGCTCCGTCATATACAGCGCTTTGGCTTTCGATGCGTCGCCCTCGGCCTGGGCAAAGCAGCGTGCCCACAGGCCAGGATTGCGCTGTTGTGCGTTGTCCGCCTCCTGTTCAACGGACATCCAAAGCTGGTCTGTGGGTGTACTCATAAGGCGGTCCCTTCAAGGCAAGTTATTTTCCACGGCCATTTTGTCCTGCTCGTTGCGGATGCAGGTCTCCACATATCGGGTGGTGCGACGGCACTGCAGCTCGTCCAGGCTCTTGACCCAGACCGTGCCGAATTCTCGCTGCATGAAGTACTCGGCGCGGCTTTCGTGAAATGGGCTTTGGGCCATGAAGCGCAGCAGATCACGCTGGTAATCGGTGGCTTCGCTGGGCCTGGTGAATGAGGTCGGTGTGCCGGATGTTGTGGCGTTGTCCATGGGCCGCACCACCTTTGTGGAGGTCTGCGACGCCATCACGAAATAGGTGTTGTAGACGGTCTGGTTGTTGGAGTTCTGCGTGCTGCACAGATCACCATCGACTCGCCCCACCTGGACATTGCCATGTCCCACGTCCTGCATTTTTTGCTTTGGCAATAGCTTGAGAAGCCATTGCAGTAACTCCCTCAACTTCACCCTGTCTCCCCTTTTGAATTGACCCTACTTCTCTTTTGGTTTGGCCGTTGAGCGCTTGCGCGGCGCACTCACATTCAAGCCACCGCTGACAGACCCCACTTGCACGTTGCCGTCGCCCACGTTGGACATGTGCATTCCAGATGCGGTTGCGGCCGCCTTGGATTTGGCTGCGGCTGGTGGCTGGGCGGCTCCCATGCCTGCGGCCAGCAGCACAGAGTTCTGCAACAGATTCTGTTTGGCCGGCAGCGCGCAGCGGCGGTAGTTCTCCAGCAGCAGTTGCTCGCTGGCGTCGGTTGCTGGCTGCGCGCCCGTGGGCTCACCCGTCAGCACGTACATCACGTCGACCCCGAGTTCGACCAAACGCGCCAAGTACAGAGCATCTGGCTGACGCTCGCCCGTCTCGTAATTGCGTTGAGAGCGCGATGTCACACCGCAGTGCTCAGCCATGGCCTGCTGACTCAGCCCTAAGCCTTCCCGGGCTGCTTTCAGACGATCCGCGATATCAGGCACAAATGTTCCGATCAGCTATTGCAATGCGGAACGTTTGTGCCGCATAATTACACCAACGCCTACCTAGCACGACCTAACAACACCGCGCTAGAGGCAAAAAAAGCAGCTGCCCCTTCCACAGAGCTACTGCGCCTTGTTCACATCAACTTACACCATTTTGGCACACCATGAAGAAGCTACGCACCCCAGCCGAGGCCCGCGCCTGGCTTGAGTACCAAGGCATCACGATTGCCCAGTGGGCACGCGAAAACAAAAAGAACGACAGCCTTGTCCGTGAGGTTCTCGCCGGTCGCAAAAAGTGCTTCCGGGGCGAGAGCCACAACATTGCCGTGCTGCTGGGCATGAAGGATGGCGTGCTGACCAACCGTCCTGCCCGCGTCGCGCCTGCCCCAGCAGCTGCGCTGCAAGGGTCTGCGGTATGAACCCGATGGCATTCCGCCTGAGTGCTGCATGGGTTGCCTACTGCCATGCGCTCAAAGTGCCGGTTTCAGCCGTGCAGGCACTGGCTGGCCAGGGACGAATCCTGGCGGCGTTTCACCGTCTACAACGGCGCCTAGCTGACTTAGGTACAGGTGCCACGACTGTTGCGCGCCCCCTATCGCATCCCTTTGAGCTGCTGGGAGTAATTGGCACATCTGGTCCAGCCGCTGGGCAGCAGCCAGCACTGCAGGACGTGGCAGCTGGCGCACCAGCTCTGTCAGCACCCAGTGGTGAGACCACAGCTGAGCGTGCAGCGGCTGCAACTGCGCCTGCACCTCGCGGTGCACCAGCCTCTCCAGCAAAGAAAGTTCGACGTTTTCGGCCATTGGTTCGCTCCCGGTTGTTGGTTGCTGCCAGTGTCCGAGCCCCACGCCTTTCAGTGCAGATTTTTGTTTGGAATCCGGTTTTGGGAGGGCCTTCGAATGCCGCCACGTAATTGGAAACGCTTTCGCCCCAACAGCCTGACGGACGCTTTGCGCGGCTGCAAGGACTACGCCCTGGAAAAGCGGGGGCTGTCTGTCGCACGGATTGCCGACCTTATGGGGGCCTCCGAAGACTCGCTGTATGGCTGGCTGAGCAAGGGGCGCATGCCCGCGGTCCTGATCCCGACTTTTGAGCTGGCCTGCGGCGCGAACTTTGTGAGCGACTGGCTGGCGGCATCGGCCGGCCGCATGGTGATACCCATGCCCAAAGGCACCAAGGTCAACCAGGAAGAGCTGCTGCAGATCACGTCGGACTGCAGCGCGGCGATGACGCAGCTGGCGGCTTTCTATGCCAACCCAGCGTCGGTCGACACGCAGGCCCTGCTGGAGCAGCTGCAGCGCCACCTGGAGCAGGTGGCTTTTCAACACCACAACGTGGGCCTGTTCAGGACGCCCGAGCTGGAGTTTGACCAATGAGCACCGATCACCCCATCACCCAAAGCGCGATACCGGTCTTGAAGGTTCTGGATGCCCTGTGCGGCTATGCCGAGCAAGGCGCCAGCAACAAAGACATATCCGACGCCTGCAAGTTGAGCGTCGTAGCCGTGACCCGCGCCACCCGGACCCTGATTGCCTACGGCTGGTGCCGCAAGTCGGAGGAGACCGGGCGTTTTTACCCCACGGCGCAGTTCACGCGCCTGACTTTCAAGGTGGCGGATGCATTCGACAAAGCGCAGACGCGCCTGGATGACCGCCGCCAATCCATGACCAGCAGCTATTGATTACCAGGAGAGAAACATGGGACGTACCGCCAACAAAACCCAAGAACCCGTGACCGATGTGGTGTTGAGCACCAACGCTGTGGCCAGGATTGAGCAGACGCAGGATGCGCTGGCTGTGGAAGAGCAGCAGATGCAGGCCCGCGTGCGCGCCATCGCCTTGCAAGTGGGCTACCAGTTGCCAGGCGACTGTATTGACGCCGACCTGATCCAACGTGACATTGCCGCCAACATGCGGCGCAGCGTGGAGGCCTGCCTGGAGGTCGGGCGCGGCTTGGTCGCCCTCAAGGCCGTGTGCGTGCATGGCAGCTTTGTTGCACGTCTGGAGGTTCTCGGGATTGAAGCGCGAGTCGCTCAGAAGTTCATGCAGTCGGCCATGAAGTTCTCAAAAGCGTCGACGTCGACGCTTTTGAAGTCGGTCGACTCGCAGTCCAAGCTGTTCGAAATGCTGGTTCTGGACGATGAGCAGATTGATGAGCTGGCACTCACGGGGGAAACCGGCGAGCTGAAGCTGGACGCAATTGCCACGATGTCGGTCAAGGAACTGCGCTCCGCCTTGCGCCAGTCGAAAGAGGACAACAAGTTCATCGCCGAGAAGCGCGACAAGGAAATGCAGCGCGCGGACAAGCTGGAGAAGGCCCTCAAGACCGGCCCCAAGTTGCAGCCTTTGAATGAGCGCCTGGCCGACTTTATGTCCGCATCGGACAAGGCACACAACGAAGCCGCCAGCGCTTTGCTGGATTTGACCCAGCAAGCCCAAGCCCTGGACGCCTGGTGGCTGGAAGAAGCCACGCAGATGCCAGGCTATGACCCCGAGGTGATCACCCCGATGCCCCTGGAGGTGCAGGCAGCAGCACAAAAGCTGTACGACGGTGTGGTCCGCCTGGCCGCCAACGTGAACAGCCTGCAGCAGCGCCTGCACGACGAGTACGGCCACAACCTGGTGCAAGCCGCTTAAGCCATGACGACGGAGCCCGAAGACATGGCACTGACCCCCGCAACCTGCGATTACCTGCGGCAACTGGCCCGCGAGCTGGAAGGTGCCGCCCACGGCACCAGCGGCCAGCTGGTGGACCAGGCGGCAGAGTTCCTGGGCATGAGCAAACAGACGGTGTACCGCCAGCTGAAGAAGGTGGCGGGCTGGGAGAGTGGCCGCAAGTGCCGCACCGACAAGGGCAGCACCAGTGTGAGCAGCGACGCGCTGCTGACCCTGGCCACAGTGCAGCGCGAGAGCGTGCGCGACAACGGCAAGCAGACCATGCACACACCTGTGGCCCGCAGCGTGCTGGAGGCCAATGGCCTGCCAGTGGGTGTGAGCAATGCCCACCTGAACAAGCTGATGCGCGAGCGCGGCCTGAATGTGCAGGCCCAACGGCAGGCCGCCCCGGCCCAGCAGCTACGTGCGCTGCACCCCAACCATGTGCACCAGGTGGACCCCAGCCTGTGCCTGGTGTACTACCTGAACGGTCGCCAGCACATCATGGAGGACCGCGAGTTCTACAAGAACAAGCTGGAAAACTTCGCCAAGGTGAAGTTCAAGGTGTGGCGTTATGTGCTGTGGGACATGGCCAGCGGCGCCATCTTCGTCTGGTACTGCGAGGCAGCCGGCGAGAGCCAGGCCAACCTGTTCAATTTTTTGATGCAGGCCTGGGGCAAGCAAGACGGCGTGCTGTTCCACGGTGTGCCCAAGCTCCTGTTCTGGGACAAGGGCAGCGCCAACACGGCCACGGCGATCCAGTGCCTGCTCAAGAGCCTGGAATGCAAAAGCGAGACCCACCAGGCGGGCAATGCCCGCGCCAAGGGTGGCGTCGAAGGCAGCAACAACATTGTGGAAACACAGTTTGAAAGCCGCCTGCGCTTTGAGCCCGTGGACAACATCGGGGCGCTGAATGCGGCCGCGACGGCCTGGGCCGAGGCCTACAACGCCAACCTGATCCCCGGCCAGGACACTCGCCTGCGCCGTGATGGCCTGGCTGCGCCGATGGCCCGCTATGACCTGTGGCAGCGCATCCGCAGCGAAGAGCTGCGCCTGCTGCCCGATGTGGAGGTGTGCCGCGCCCTGATGACCGGCAAGGAAGTGGAGCGCAAGGTGGATGGCCACCTGTGCATCAGCTACAAGCACCCCAAGGCCGAACGCTCCATGAGCTACTCACTGGACGGTTTGAACGGCGTGAACGTGGGTGACACCGTGAGTGTGCGCCCCCTGGTCTACGGGGAACAGGCGATCCAGATTGAGCTGCCCCGGTTTGATGGTGAGCCCCTGGTGTACCGGGTGGAGCCGCAGACGGAGTTTGATGACTTCGGCCGCCCACTGACCGCTGCGGTGTTTGGCGAGGAGTTCAAGAGCCACGCTGCCACCCCCGCCGAGGTGGCCGGCAAGTCCATGGACGAGCTGGCGTTTCCGGGCCAGGACGCGGCCCAGGCCCGTCAAAAGAAGGCCGTGCCCTTTGGGGGCGAGATCCGCGCCCACAGCTACCTGGCCGAGGTGGAGCACCCCAGCTACCTGCAGCGCCCTGGCACCGAGATCGCCACCCCGGCCCACGCCCAGCCCGCAGCGCCCGAGCTGCTGGATGCGGTGACGGTGATGCTGCGCATCAGTGCCGAGCTGGGCCGCCATTTGACGGCCGAGGAGCACACCTTCATGCATGCCCGCTTCAAGGACGGCGTGCCCGAAGACCAGGTCCAGTCGCTGATTGATCAATTCAAGAACCCCGTGCAGGTCCATGAGCAGCCGCTGCGCGCTGCTGGTGGCTTGCGGGCGGTATGAGGAGGAGCGCAGAGATATGGCAACCGGTTACTTCAAGTTGGCATTGGGCGATTTGCTGGTGGAGCTGAAGCAGACGCAGACCGCGCTGGGCCGTCACTGCAAGGTGAGCAAGGCCACGATCAGTTTGATCTGCAAATACAACAAATGGCCCAAAACGGCCGCCACCAACGAAACGGTGATGCGGCCCCGAATTGAGCAGTTCCTGCTTGCACATGGCGCCACCGAAGAGCAGGTCCTGCACGCATTTGACGATTTATTCGAGGGAGCACTCCCGCCGCGTTGCAGCGCGGCAGGAGCCCTTTTGTCCCACGGCCAGCAGGCCAACCCAGAGCAGGAGGATTTGACGATGCTATTGAGACACCAACGCCTGACCCAAGAGGCACGACAGCACTTTCGGATTGTAAAAGACCCGTTTGTGAATGAAATGGGCGGCACGGAGGACGTGTTTGTGAGTGACGACATCCGCTACGTGCGCGCTTCTGTGCGCCAGACCTCCCAACACGGCGGCATGCTGGCTGTGGTGGGCGAGTCGGGCAGCGGCAAGAGCACGATCCGCAAGGATTTGCTGGCCTGGGTCGACACGCTCCCCGAAAGCGTGACGGTGATTGAGCCGTATGTGGTGGGCATGAGTGCCAGCAGCAAGGCGGGGCGCCCCCTGCTGGCCGGCGACATCACTGGGGCCGTGATCCGCGCCTTGGCGCCCAGTGTGGCGCCCCGCGCCAGCCATGAGCGCCGCACGGAGCAGATGCACTCCATCTTGCGCGAGAGCGCACGGGTGGGCAACAAGCATGTGCTGATCATTGAGGAGGCGCACGACCTGGCGGTGCCGACCCTCAAGAGCCTCAAGCGCTTCTACGAGCTGGAGGATGGCTTCAAGAAGCTGCTGTCCATCCTGTTGATCGGGCAGCCCGAGCTGGGCCGCAAGCTGAGCGAGAAGAACCCCGAGGTGCGCGAAGTGGTTCAGCGTTGCGAGCTGGTGACGCTGCCGCCACTGGACAACAACGTGCCTGAGTACCTGGCACACAAGTTCAAGCGCGTTGGGGCCGACGTCAGCAAGGTGCTGGCACCCGATGCGATCGACGCCATCCGGGCCGTGCTGCGCCGCACGGTCAATGAAACGCATGCAGGCAAGAAGCAGGCGGGCATGCAGTCGCTGTGCTACCCGCTGGCGATCAACAACCTGGTGACCTGCGCCATGAACAAGGCGGTGCAGATCGGTGCGCCCCTGGTGACCGGCGCCCTGGTGCAAGCCGCCATCCAAGGGGACTGACATGCACAGCTACCAAGTTTTGATCACCCTGGGCAACCGCCAGCGCGCGGTCATGAGCGGCATTTTCAGCAGCGACTGTGCCGCCATCGACATGGCCTTCCTGATCTACGAAGACGAGGGCGTGCTTGCTGCCGTGCCACGTCGCCGGGAGGTGGCATGAACGTCCGCCGCAAGAGCCGCGTGCACCCGATGACATCGCTGGTCGTCTGGCTGGGTGTGTCCCTGGTTGCCTGCGTGCTGGCCCTGGCCCATGTGGTGGGGAAGCTGCCCAGCGATGCACTGCTGGACAGCTCTCACCTGGAGGGCATGAAGGCCGGATACAGCATGTGCATGGGCTACCAGGAAGAGCAAGAAGCGCAGGAGACCAAGCCTGCACAACCTGTTTTGTTGGGAGTTCAGCTATGAGCAACACACAGATGGGGCGCGAGAGCATTCGCCTGATCAAGCACCTGGCCGAAAACGGCCCTCGCACGGTGACCGCACTGCTGGCGGCCTTCCCCTCGGAAAACCGCCACGATCTGCAACGCCGCCTCTCCAACCTGGAGCAAGGGTGGTGGGTGCAAAAGATGACGGTCGGCCAGGGGGAGCGCGCTTGGCGCGTGAACCCCAATGCCTACACCAAGCTGCCCAGCATTGGCCTGCAGGTGCCGCCGCCACCGTCGGCCAAGCGCGGCGTCGGCCGCCCACGGGACGTGGTGACCGGCCCTGCGCCAGGCGTGCTGCCAGCCCGCCGCGACAACGTGTACGAGGCCCCGGTCTGGAAAGGCTGGGAGGCTGCGCCGACCCGCGCCGGTTCGATGGACTTTCTGAGCTGCCCAAGCCGGGGGGCTATCTGATGGAGATCGACAACCGCGCCCCCCACAGCGTGCAAGAGCTAGAGCAGATGGCGCATGCCCTGGCACAGGAGATTTTTCACAAGGTGCTCAAAGACCGCACTTTGTGCGCTTCGGTGGTCATGCACGCGGCATTGACTATGCACCGCGGCACTTGCAAAAACCTGCCGCCCGAGGCGCAACGCGACATCGGCTACGCCCTGGCAGCGTATGCCGGACAGCTGATTGCCACGCCACACGCGCCGCCAGTGCCAGAGCACCAGCCGCACCAGTTCCCCTCCGATTTACCCACCGCCATCCAATAAGGCTCGACAAACCATGGACCAAAATATTCCTGAAACTATTCCCGAAGGCTACATGCAGAACGCCCTGGGGCATCTGGTGCCCCGCGCCAACGTGCGTGAGCAGGATCTGCTGCGCGACCAGGTGGCGCGTGCCTTGGTTGAGCAGGCCGTGGCGATCAGCGCCCAGCTGGCGGCATTCAAAAAGAAGGCGCTGGGTGATATTGACGACCTGGTCAAGATTGCTGGAGAACGCTACGACGTGGCGCTGGGCGGCAAGAAGGGCAATATCTCTGTCGCCACATATGACGGCAAGTTCAAGGTGCAGCGATCCGTGGCCGATGTGCTGCAGTTCACCGAAGAGATGGAGGCAGCCAAGACACTGATCATGGCTTGCATCAAGCGCTGGTCGGAAGGCGCCAACCCGCAAATCTCAGCCTTGGTCAGCCGTGCATTTGCGCCTGGGCGCAATGGCCAGCTCAAGACCTCGGCCGTGCTCGACCTGCTGCGCATCGACATTGAGGATGCCGAATGGAAAACGGCGATGGAGGCGCTGAAAGACAGCATCAACGCCACCGGTACGGCCGTCTATGTGCGTGTGTACGAGCGCGTCGGCAGCTCCGAGCAGTACAAGGCGATTCCTTTGGACTTGGCGGCCGTATGAGCACAACAAACGATCCATTTAAGGCCATGGTGCATGAAGGACGGCAGCTGTACCACGTCAGCGCAGAAGACCGGGCGCGCGCAGTAGCGTCGTTCTCACGCGATGAATGCAATGCGGCCTTGTCCGTACCCAATTTGCAGAAAACGGTGGTTGCCACTGTGCAGCGCCGCTTGCGACACCTGGACAAGATCGTGGTGCGCTTGGTGTTCACAGACCATGGGCAGGACTTTCTGCGCTGGGATCTGGATGCCAGGGGCAAGGTGATTGGCTGTGCGCCATTCCAAGCGTTCACTTGGGTAGGCCTAGTAGTGCTTCAGTTCAGAAAGCTGAAAGCAGGCGACATCGTTTTCTACGAGCGCCGTAGCCAAGGGGGAAATGTCTCTGGTGGCAGCATTCGCTACCCACTTGAAGCCGTCACGTTTCTGGATGGAGGCCAAGCATGACCCGCGACGAAGCACTCCAGAAAATCAAGAAGTGCTTGGCCCTGGCGGCAAGCCCTGAAGCCCACGAAGCTGCTGCAGCCATGCGCCAAGCACAAAAGCTGATGGAGCAGTTTGGCCTGTCGGCCGATGACGTGAGTTTGGCGGATGTTGAGGAAAAGGGAGCGAAGGCACACAACGTCACTCTGCAGAACTGGGAAGCGATGCTGTGTGTGGTGGTCGCTGAAGCCTTTGGCTGCCAGTACTTCACCCAACAGCACCGTGGCTGGCCCATGTTGGGCCAGACACGGACGCAACGCAGTTTTGTGTTCATCGGAGTGGGTCCAGCCGCAGAGATCGCTGCATATGCCTATGACGTGCTGGCGCGCCAGTGCGCCAAAGGGCGTAAAGCGCACATGGCGCTGCAGCCGAAAAACTGCAAGCCTGCGACGAAGTCAGCTCGAGGTGATGCCTATGCCATGGGCTGGGTCGTCGGTGTGAAAGACAAGCTGCCTGCCGCTGCAACGAGTGAAACGAACCAGCAGTTGCTGAAACGGTACAAGGAAATCAACCACAGCCAAATGGGCCAAACCAAGCCGGTTGACCGCACCAAAGGCAGCAATGTGTCGCACCGAGACTGGCACGACGGCCGTGAGGCTGGTGCCCGCGCCAAGTACAACCAGGGCCTGTCTGGCCGAGGTGCCCCCAAGCAGATTGGATTGGATATATGAAAAGCTTTGAAGCCATCGCCAAACGCGCCTACGAGGCGTTCCAGCAGGCCCTGCCCAAGGATGGAAAGCAGGTTGCGACTTGGGACGAGCTGAAGGAGGCATCCCGCACCGCCTGGATAGCTGCCAGCCGCAAGATGGCTGAAGAAATCCAGCAAGTGCTCTGACCAACCGCCCATCACAAAAGGCCCCCGCGCAGGAACCAACCGGCCGGGGGCCTTCTCTTTATATCAACCACTGCTTGCACCATGCCAAATCCACGATCCACTGCGGCCCACATGGCCACCGCCAAACAGAACGCCTACCGCACCAAGCTGATCAAGCTGGTTCACGTGGCCAGGCGCGAGCTGGGCCTGGACGAGCCGACCTACCGCGCCATCCTGCTGGCCCAGGGCGGCCAAGAATCGCTGTCATCCATGCCCATCGACGGCATGAACAAGGTGCTGGACTACCTCAAGGCCCAAGGCTTCCGGCTGCGCAAGACGTCTGGCGACCGCAAACAGGCCACTGGCGTTGATGCCAGGAAGGTGCGCGCACTGTGGCTGCTCTTGCATGAGCTGGGCGCGGTACGTGACCCGTCAGAAGCGGCGTTGACGGCGTATGTGCAGCGCATGACGGGCGTGGGCGACGTGCAATGGATGCGTGGTGAATGCTACGTCGCATCCAACCCGCAGAAGCACTGGCAGGCCCGTGCCGAGCTGGTGATTGAAACCCTCAAGAAGTGGGGCATGCGCTTTCTGCCTGGTGCGATTGTCCAGCTGAAGGACGAAGTACATGCGCGGCACCAGCAGGGCCTGTTGACGCAGGAGCAGCGCGAGTGTGCCCGCCAAGCGTTTGAGCGAGGCCTGGACCCGAATGTGGGGTTTGATGCGCACAATTTTGTCTGGGACAATCTTCGCGCCGCTGTAGGGCGGCCATTTCCACCTCGGAGCAACTGATCAGCATGGCGACTTTCGTTGACCGCGATTCCAGCATGGCAGTCCGCAGGAATGAGTTCCTGTCGGACTTGCTGGCCGTGGCCAAAAAGCACCTGTCCGAGCATGTATCAGACGCGGCCGCCGATTTGGTGGCCAGCTCATTGACCGACCACCTGACCAATGTGTGGGGCGGTCAAAACATCAACTTCCCCAAGGACTACCACTGGAAGCTCAGCAAGCGCGATGCTGAGTTGTACGAAGCATTCAATGGCCACAACTATGCAGAGCTGGCCAAGCGCTACGACATGCACGAGCGCAGCGTCCGCCGCCTGATCAATCGCATCCGCATCCGCATGCAGGAAGCGGCCGACGCCCGAAACCATGACCTGTTCAACGAATGAGGCCCCAAATTTTGAGGCCTCGATTCAGTTTCAACTGGTGTAAGTGAATTTCAGGACACCGTTTCGATAAATCCCCAGCCATCTCGCAATGTCCCGATTTATCACGCCCCACGGTGTATCTTTATCTCACTCCCTCTCACGCAGGCCTTGCGACCTGCGGGGTGGGGTGTGCCGCGTGTGGAGGGCTTACACCTGATCGGCCGACAGGCCGGCGGTCTGGCTGAAGCCGCCGTCCACGTAGGTGATCTCGGCGGTCACGCCCGAGGCCAGGTTGGACAGCAGGAAGGCGGCGACATTGCCTACGTCTTCAATCGTGACGTTGCGGCGCAGGGGCGCGGCATCGGCCACCCGGCCCAGCAGCTTGCCGAAGTCCTTGATGCCCGAGGCGGCCAGGGTCTTGATGGGGCCGGCGGAAATGCCGTTGGCGCGGATCGCGCGGCCGTCGGCGGTGCGGCCCACGGCCTCGGCCAGGTAGCGCACAGAGGCTTCCAGGGACGCCTTGGCCAGGCCCATGGTGTTGTAGTTGGGGATGGAGCGCAGGGCACCCAGGTACGACAGGGTCAGTAGCGACGACTTGTCGTTCAAGTAAGGCAGGGCGGCCTTGGCCATCGCGGGGAAGCTGTAGGCGCT